CATCCAGATGACCTCGGCTCCAGAATCATGCAAACCGAAGACTGGGCAGAAGGCCGTTGGCTGCACATTGTATTCCCAGCAATCATCCAAGCAGAGTCTCCCACCTCTCGCCCAGTGAGCGAGCTGCCACGCAGCGACTCAAGATACATTGCACAAACCAAACTATCTAAAGTCGATGAGAAACTCCGCACCTACAAGCCCATCATCGAAACCGCCCTCTGGCCTGCTCGGTTCCCCATCGATGAACTCAAGCGCAAACAGCGAATGAATCCACGCGACTTCGCAGCCCTATACCTTCAGAACCCAAGGATAGAAGGCGGTAACTTAATCAAGCAGCAGTGGTGGAGACTCTACGACAAGGACAGTATGAGAACCGATGACTACTCTCAGATCATCATTGCCATCGACACTGCATTCAAAAAGAACCAATCCTCTGACTACACAGTAGCCATGACGATGGGCATCACCAGAAATGGTGACATCTACATCATCGATGTAATAAAAGGTAAGTGGGACTTCCCAGAACTCAAGGGCCAATCAATTGCCCTTAACAACAAATGGCGAGGCAGGGGGCTACGAGCACTCTACATCGAGGACAAAGCCAGTGGACAATCCCTCATACAAGAACTCAGGCGCGAGTCAGGTATCTCAGTCATTGCCCACAAAGTAACCCACGACAAAGTATCTCGCGTACACGCGATCACTCCACTCATCGAATCAGGACGAGTCCACTTACCCAAGGGTGCGCCATGGTTTGATGACTTCATCGAAGAGACTCTCTCGTTCCCCAGCGGAACCCACGATGACCAAGTGGATGCTATGAGCATGGGACTGGACATCCTCTCCAGAACCACCATCAACCCAGATCAAGCCTTCGGCATGCTCTCAGGACATGGATCACTCAACAGTGGGAATAATTATGGACACTCCTCCGCACCCAATCCATCATCCAACCGCGCACCCAACAGCAACCAACGCGCTTCCTCTTCCTCGTCTTCATGGTACGGCTGGGGAGAGTAGTAACAGCAATTGAGCAGGACGACCCAAGCCCACCCATCACCGAAAATCATCAAAGCAACAATAACAGCTAGGGTGATTTATGGGGTGGGGCGGTACTAACCTAACAAACAGCATTAAGACAATCTCACAGGGTCAGGGAAAAATGATGACAGACGAAGAGATTGCAGCGATGTCACCATCCCAGCGTAATGCCTATTTATCCAAAATTAGCAGGGCATCTAACAATCGATTTTCCGCTACACCTGCATCAGCTCAAAGCACGAGCCATGCACGATTTAACTCACAGGGCTAACAGCACACATGAGCTATTACAAAACAGGCGTTGCCGACCAAACCGAAGTCATCATCGATCTATCTCAGCACCTCGATGCCCTAATGTCTTATGACGACATCTCTGACCTCCTCACAGAAGATGAAGAGAAGAAGATTTGCTCCTACGTCCAAGCAATGGGCCGTATGTCTCACGAGAAAGTTCGCAATCGCTATTCTCAGTGGAAACGAGCAGACGAAGCTCACGACATATATGTACCCCCAGAAGCCACGAAGTTCCGCGAGAAAGCAGTCATCGCAGACACCAGAGCGATAGCCGACACTGTACTCACATACCTCATGTCTGCACTGGCTGGTCGTAACCCCATGTTCATGTTAGAAGGACTTGATCGCAAGTCACGCGAATCCTCCGCTATCCTAGAACGATTGATGCACCAGCACATGCGAAGAACAGCAGGGGAAGCAGGAATAGCCCAACACCTTCTCGACAGCATCCGTTACGGCTATGCCCCCACCAAAGTAATCTGGAACCCGAACACCAACACCAACGACATCATTAACTACAACCCAAGGCGCACCTTCCATGACCCTCGTGTCAATTGGGGTGACTGGGACAAAATGCAGTTCGTGATCTTCGTTGACTACCAATCAACCAACCAGCTATTAGCCACCAACCAATACAAGAAGCTACACGACTACCCAGCACTTCGTAGCTCTCTCATCGGCACTAAGTCTGGCTGGGAGATACACCAAGACCACCACCAGTCTGCCCAAGGCATGACAGTGCGACCCAATGACGTACAAGGAGAAAACGGATACTCTCTCAGTGGCGCAAGAACCACAGATGAAGTGTGGGTACGCCTTAACGGATTTGAGGTTGGCTTACCCCAGCTCAATCAAATCTGGATGGTCATGACTATCCTCGATGAGAACGTAGTTATCCGTTGTCAGCTCTCTCCATACGGACAGCAATTCCCTGCCGTATTTGGAGGACTCCACAACGACAAGCACAAAACTTACTCCCAGTCTCTTTACGATCTTATGCTCCCACTCCACGACATTGGAAGCTGGCTACTCCGTAGCCGTATTGATAATGTACAAGCGACTCTCAACAATCTCATCTTCGCTGATCCCACTCAAGTGAACATCAGTGACCTCATAGATCGTAATCCGTGGGGATTGGTTCGCACCCTCCCTGGAGTCAAGCCCTCCGATGGCATCCATATCGCCTCCGTACCCGATGTTACCTCCTCACATTGGAACGATATGGCTGGAATCTCCGAGATGAAGCAACGTCTCTCCGCAGCCAGTGATGCACAACAAGGTCTACCAACTAGTGATGGAATCCGCTCCGCGACAGAAATCCAGCGTCTAACCCAGCTCGGCTCCCAGCGACTTGGAGTCCTCGCACGAGTAATGTCTGCCACCAGCATCCGTCCGATGGCCCGTATGATGATCGGTAATCTACAAGATGCCCTAGAACTCAACGGAAGCCTACGAGTAGATGCAACAGACCAGTCCACCCTCATCTCACAAAAAGTAAAAGACGGGTACATCGACTACACATCCAAGGACATCCAAGGCAACATCGACTACCTCGTAGTAGACGGAACACTCCCAGTTGAACCCACTCGCTCCCCAGAAACTTGGATGAACATGATCCAGACAATGACGAACACTGGCCTCAACATGGAATATAAGATGCCCAAGATAGCAGAAGAAGCTATCCGCTCCATGGGAATCTCCGACTTGGAGCAATTTAAAATCTCCGAAGAGGAAAGGCAGCAAGGCCCAACTCCCTCCCAGCAGATGGCTCTCCTAGAAAAGGCCAGAGGTGCATCCGTCCAACCAGAGAGTGAAGTGATGTCCGAAGTACAAAAGGGAAACCTTATCCCTATGTCAGAAGCAGGGCGATAGCCAAGGACGACCCAGCAGCCCTCAAGCGTAAAAATACACAAAACATTGAGGGCTACCCATGACTATCACCAAGACATCTCTTCTGGCTAGAACCATCGAGCCATCGGTACGAGACTACATTGAAACGTGCGTAAAGGAATTAAAAGACGCTCACTCAAAAGAACTCTCTTCCCTTACAGAAACCAATAAGGCGAACCAGAACGCGCTAATCCAAGAAATGTCAGAGATCAAAGCGAACCTCAATACAGTCAATGGCATCATCGCCAACGACCCCAGTCATCGCCTAACAAAAGCAAAGCTAATTAGAATTGCAACGGAGCTAGGTCTATGAGTATTACCCGTCCAGTTGGCGAACAGCTCACATTCAAATCAGCCAAGACAGGCGATCACGTTCTCGATACCTACCTTGAAGCAGTGGAGCGTGGAACTCGAACCCTCTCAGACATCGTTGATGAACTCGTAGACTCAAGTGGCGACCTCCGCACTGACATCTTCCAGTTCCGCGAAACCCCCATCGCAGATGGTGTACGCACAGGAATAATCCAAGCCAGAGTGGGAACCTATGTAGACGCTAACGCTGGTTGGACAAACATCTCATCCGCAAACTTTGCTACCTTCGTCACCGATTGCCAAGCCGCTAGGGACGCAGCCGTAGCTGCTAAGACCGCAGCAGAGACCGCAGAAACCAATGCTGAAACGGCAGAGACTAACGCAGAGACCGCAGAGACTAACGCAGCAGCTTCTGCAACAACAGCCACCACTCAAGCTGGCCTTGCTACATCGAATGGAGCGGCACAGGTTACTCTAGCTACAGCTCAAGTTGCCCTCGCCACCACTCAGGCTGGACTAGCGACAACTAACGGAGCGGCACAAGTTGCTCTAGCTACTACTCAGGCTGGGCTGGCAACAACCAACGGAGCTGCCCAAGTAACTCTTGCTACGGCCCAGAAAACCATAGCAACAACCAAAGCCTCAGAAGCGGCAACATCAAGCTCAACCGCCACTGCTCAAGCTGGCATTGCCACCACCAAAGCACAAGAAGCAGCAGCATCTGCCTCCAGTGCTTCTGGCGCAGTCAACACAGCAATCAACAATCTAACCACAGTATACGATCCCATTGGTGCTTCCGTAGCAATGGCAATAGCTCTAGGAGGCTAACCAAATGGCGAACACATTTAAGAACGCTGGTGTAGCAATCGGCACATCACGCACAACACTGTACACCGCTCCAGCGAGCACTCAGTCAGTTATCCATGCGCTCTACATCTCCAACATTGACGGAGTAAACGATGCAGACGTAACAGTGGAAGTCACAGTAGACGGAGGCACAACCTATCGTCACATCTGCAAAACAGTTCCCGTACCAGCAGACGCTACTTTATTAATGGACAAGCCGATCAACCTAGAAGCTGGAGACATCCTCGGACTCACAGCAAGTGTTGCTGGAGACTTAGAAGTGTTCGCCAGTATCTTAGAAATCGCATAAGGAGATACAAATGGCTTACATAGGTAACGTCAGTGCATTTGAAAGTGTTGGTACAAGTGAACTAAAAGATGGTTCAGTTACAGCAGCAAAGATTAACTCCTCCGTTGCTCTCGGTGGGCCTAGCCTTGGCACTGCATCAATCATACGCACAAACGCCAACACCATCAGCGAGAACATCACGATACCTGCCAACACCAATGG